CTTTTGGCACTACATTCGCAAGCGCTACGGCGGTCGCTGAGCAAGTAAGGGCAGCGTTTGAGGCTGCTACATTGCCAGCAACTTTTAACGGCGTTAAATGTCAAACAATAGAACTAGACAGCGAGGTGCAATTAACCGACGACGAGGCAGGGTTTGCTGGAGTCTACCAAGTTTCACAGGACTTTATAATTAATTACACAAGGTAATGGCAAGGTCTTTAAACATAGTTATCGGCGCAGACATTGAAAAGCTGCAGAAAGGTTTTAACGATGCCGTCAGTGTAGTACAATCTAGCGGCAAGAAGATGAGCGAGGCGGCCGCAGAAACCGCTAAAAGCATACAGGATAGGCTTGCTTCTATTGCTACCAAAAACCCGACAGCGGGAACTGTTCGGCAGTTGACAAACCTAGCCATGGAGGCCAGGGCTTTGGGTCCTGAGTTTGCCGGGGTTGCTAATCAAATTATACAGCAAGCGGGTAGAATTAAGGATAGCATTGGCGATGCACGGGCTGAGGTTGGATATTTTGCAAGTGACACTAGAAGACTCGATGCGGTCTTGGGTGGAGTGCAAGCAGTTGCTGGGGCGTTTAGTGCGGTAGAGGGCGCTGCTGCTTTGTTGGGTGTAGAAAACAAAGAGCTACAGCAGACAATGGTAAAACTGCAAGGCGCTATTGCGTTGGTTAATGGAGTTACTGCAATCCAAAAAGCACTTGAACAAGAATCTATGTTCATGAAGGGGCTTAGCACTGCAGCAACAAAAGTGCAGACATTTGTTTTAGGGCAAGCAACAGTTGCAGCCCGTGCTTATGCCGCCGCTTTGGTTGCCACTGGAGCAGGTGCTATTATTGCAGGCCTTGCTTTAATTTATAGCGCATTGCAAGACAATGCAGACGCAGCAGAAAAAGCAGAAGAGGCACAAAAAAAATATGCCGATGAATTAGCAAAAAGTAATTCTCGAGCTGTTAAGTTTGTAGAAAGCCGTTTAAAACAACGCGAAGAAATCGCAAAGAAAGAGGCGCAACTTGCAGGCAAAAGCCAAGCGGATATTTTAAAAATTGAACAAGCTTATTTAAATAAAAGAATTGCGGCCTACAAGTCTATGCAAGAAGACGTAGGCGTTGAGTCGGAGCTATATGCTGAATTAGCAGAAAAACTACAACTTGCACAAGATGAATTAACTTTAAAAGGTTTAGATATTCAAATAGAGGCTGCTCAACAAATAAGAGCAGAAAGAAAAAAAGGTGCAGATCAAACCAAAAAAGAAAATGAAGAAATAGCCAAGAGCGCCGAAGAAACTGCAAAGGCAGAAGCTAGTTTTGTAGAATGGTTAGAAAAGAAAAGATTTGAGACAGGCGAGAAGGCAAAAAAGAAAGCCATTGAAGATGCTAAATTATTAACAGCAGCAAATCTACAAGCCGGCACAGCAAACACGCCCGTATATTTAGACGTAAAAATAAATCCAGTAAGTTATAGCGAAGCGGCAAAGGACATACAAAAAGCAACGCAAGCTTTAAACTCTGCTTTTGCTACATTGCAAGCAGATGCAGCCGCGTCTTTTGGTCAATTCCTTGGCGATCTAGCAACAGGCGAAAAAGAAGCTGGCAAGAACTTCGGTAAAAACATGCTCGGCGCTATTGCTGCTTTCATGGATTCTTTGGGTAAGGCTTTAGTTGCTACAGCTTTGGCTTCCCAAGCTTTCCAAAAATTAGTTTTAACAAACCCAGCGGCGGCGGCGGCGGCTGGTATTGCTTTGATTGCAGGCGCAACCATTGTGCGCAATTCGTTAAAGCAAGGCCCAGAGGTTAAAGCCTTTGCCGAGGGTGGTATTGTTAGCGGTCCGACGTTGGGCCTTGTTGGTGAATACCCGGGCGCAAGTTCTAACCCAGAGGTAATTGCACCACTTGACAAATTGAAGGGAATGCTAAACATGAATAACAACAACAGCGGGTTTATTGCAAGTACTACAATACAAGGCCGAGACTTAGCAATAGTTTTGGAAAGATATAATAAAGACGCACGCCGTGGCTAGAAAATACTTTGGTTCTTTTTATTCCGTGACAGGCAAACTGCATCGCGTTGAGATTTGGGACGGGCCAACAGGTACGACTCCAGAGATACAGGCAAGTCTTTACGCCGCCCGAGTGCAAGCCGCAGGGGGATATCAGGAGGGCGCAGGGTGTCTGCTTGAGAAATTGCAAGGTCTTAACGCCTCTATTGAGTTGACGCTTGGAGGCAATGGCTACGAAATAGAACGCGAAGGCCAAGGCGACACATTCTATCAAAATGCCATCCGACCTTCACGCTCCACATCTTTTTGGGTCATGCCATCCAATACTGTACTGGGCGAGTTTAAAGCCATAGCCACAACCTCAGAACAATTTTGGGCTGTGCTTATTTACCAAGATAATTCTTTGGTGCACGTGGGCCGAGTTCTTGCAGATCAAATGACATTCCAACGCGAAGCCATAGAAGCCAAGCCTGTTATTTCTTTGGGTGCTGTAGATGGTTTAGAATTGCTAAGCGGTTACAAGGTAGAATCTTCGTGGTTTACCGATGGCAAAATAACTATAGCACAGTTATTTCGTCGGTGCTTAGATGAGTTGGCGCTCAAAGATTATTGGGTTGTAGCGGGAACTGAAACAGATTATTTTAGAGACGCTGTTGCGCCGTTTTCTTTGGATGCTACACGCAAAGGCATTGACCTTTTGCAGGTTGATCTAAATACATTTGTCGACGATTACGACCAATTTAAAGATATTAAAGCCACCGACATTTCTGCTTTCCAATATGCGGAAAGTAATATGATGGATTGCAAGGCTGCACTAAAGCAAGTTTGTGAAATATTGCAGGCTAGATTTATGCTAGAGATTGGAAAGTATTGGCTTGTTTCTGCGACTGAATACCTAGATGCAACTGTTGCTTATCGCCAGTTTAATTACACGCTGCAATATATTGGAACCGGCACCTACACGCACGCTGTGCAACTTGGTAACGACACACGCCCGCAATGGATAGCCAAACCATCACTAAGCTACCAGGCAGCTGCTAAGTACGTGCAGATTGACACAGAGCGAATGCTAGGTGCTACTGCATACAGAACATATGCAAACCAATCCGATACTTTTTTTGCCAAAACATTTACAGGGGTTCCAACTGGAACAACGCCAGACGAAGCACCTTTAAGAATCCGCTTTGCTGTTAAATTTGCACGGCATACATTTACCACATCGCCAACGGGCCCAGAGGATAAATCGGATGTAGCAATTACAATTTATTTAAGGGATGGAGGCACTGGCTACCGGGTGTTAGATTTAAATACTTTGCTATGGGTTAGCGCTGCGTCTGCGCCTACTAGCACATTTATTGAAACGATTGCTAACGACTTTCAAAATAGCAACTGGACCAGCTTTGTTTTTGACAAACAAGTAAGCAGCCCGCCTGCAGGCTTTACAATTTTAGAGGTTAAAATAAACTGGGTTAAAGCCGTTAAACAGAAATATAATATATTTGGCGGCACGGGTGCATACAATGAATTTTTTAAACCATTTTGGGGATCTATTCAATTAGCCTTTGCGGACGCATCGCCCTACAAAAACCCCGATTTTACTTTTAACATAACTGAAACCTACACGCCCGACAACGCGAATGCCGTTAATTCTACGCCGATAATTTTAGAGCCAAAGTATTACAGCAGCTCTAGCAAATATGCCATCGGAAACATAGAGGCTTACAACTCAAGTAACCAGTGGGTAATTGCTGACGATTGGCGTGGTGGTTGGGATTCTGTGACACATGGCACGCCTACCGAAATGCTAGGCCAAGGCATTGCGGGATTGTACAAGGACTTTGTGCCATCAATACAGGGCACGTGGGCAGATGCAGGAACTTTGACGGCCATCAAATCACTCTACTTTGATAATTACAAATGGTTAATAAACGGCGCTGTTTATACTGCACGGTCCGAGCAATGGGCTGGCGAGTGGTTGGGATTGGTTCCAATATACACTGGGCTAACCTCATCAGGCGAAGGGCTTAAAGTTGGCACTGGTTTAAAGGATCGTGTTAATTACCAAGACGAGCAGATAGGAAGGCTAAACGATTCGGTACAGCGCACGCCTGCATTAGTTCTTAATTACCTGGTAAACGATGCCGATGGTGCGCCCGCAACTACACCAACGCTTAACACACGTTACGAGGTAATGGTGCATTTTGACAATGCAGCACAGCAGATGTCTTGGCACCTCCAAGAGCATAACGCCTCTGTGGTATACACCAACGGAACGCACACAATTACAAACGGCTACGAGTTAATTATATGTAATAGCACGGACGGCAATGTAACTGTAAACTTACCGAATGCCACCGAGAGCAAAGGCAAAAAATACTATTTCATTAAGACGGCTAACCCCCATGTAATAACAATAAGCGGCGGGGCCTATAACATTAACGGCTCCAGCGCTACTACTATAAATTCACTCTACGGAAGCAAGACAATTATAAGCGACGGGGCGCAGTGGTATATTATTGCAGAGGTTTAATTTGTTAACGACTTGCGTTTAATGTGTTTGTAAATTGCAAGCATTATGGCACAAGCAAGCGCAGACATTATCGCAGGCTCGCAGGGGTTTAAATACCACGCGGCTGCAACCGTTACCAGTGTAAGTTATGACGCGGTGGTCCCAACTGAGGATACCGTTTTCACTTCCTTCACAGTTACCCAAGAGAATGGCACCGCCACCAATGTACTAAGTGCACGGGGTATGAGCGGTATTACTTTTCAGCAGGGGGCCTACTTGCCAGCAGGTAAGGGCAATAAAATTACTGGCTTTGTAATTAGCAGCGGCTCTGTAATCGGTTATTAAAAAATGCTAGTAACTCAAAACCTCGGAATTGGCACGCGAGGGACAGCTTATAAAGGTCAGGGCTGGGCTCTGGTTAAGTTGTATAAAGCGCGTGTAACTGCGGACGGTGGCTATTACGAAGGCATCGGCTGCTTACTTCGAAAACTTAACAACTTATAAAAAATGAGCGACTTATTAAATCAGGCGTCCTTAGTTATGGTACCCAGTGGGTATAAAGAGGACACGGTATATTCAGCAGTCCCAACCGACGGAAGCGGGGATTTATCATTCACCCGAGCATCCAACGGAACCCGAATAAATAGTGCGGGGTTGGTGGAGGATGTGGCTTGGAATTTGTTGCAGTATAGTGAACAAATTGACAATGGGGTTTGGACAAAATTTAGCCCAACATCTGTAACCGCAGACACTACAACCGCCCCAAATGGAACGGCAACTGCAGACACAATTTCAACAAGCGCAACCGCAGTAATACGACAAAGCGTTACATTGAATGCAAATGAAACCTATACTTATTCGATTTATGTAAAAAAGATAAGTTATGATTTTTTTGGATTTCAAAGTTTGATTAGTGGCACGGGTGTAAAATCAGTTTTTGATTTAAGCAATGGCACAGTAACAAGTCAAGGAAGCGGACAAACCGCATCAATAGAAAGTGTAGGTAACGGGTGGTATAGATGTATTATAACTTTTAATGTTGGCTCGAGTGCTTCAAATATATTTGATTTAGCAGCGGATGGAGGAAGCGCAACATTAAGGACATTTTACGCGTGGGGCGCACAATTAAACATCGGCGCAACCGCCAAACCTTATTTCCCCACAACCGACCGCTTAAATGTTCCACGCCTAACCTACCAAAATGGCGGGGGCGGGTGTCCGAGTTTGTTATTGGAGAAGCAGAGTACGAATTTGTTGACTTGGAGTGAGCAATTTGACAACGCGGCTTGGTCAAAATCAAATGTAACAATAACGGCAAATAATACGACATCGCCCGATGGAACGCAAAACGCGGATTTATCGACGGCAACTGCGGGGGGTGAATTATTGCAAGGTGTTGTTTTAAGTACAAGCACATCCTACACATTCAGTTTTTATGTAAAAAAAGGAACTGCCAGCGATGCAAAATACCGCGTATATAATTTTGATGCGGGAGTGAATGTAGTTGCACCAACTTCCTATATTTCTCAAACAAGTACAAGTGATTGGGTTCGTGTTGTTGTTTCATTTACAACGGGGGCAACGGGTACAAATTATGGCATTTATTTACTCGACCAAACATCTGCGGGAACTATGTATTTTTATGGCGCACAAGTCGAAGCGTCATCTTACCCCACATCCTACATCCCCACCACATCATCAAGCGCAACAAGGGTGGCGGATGCTTGTTTCAAAACGGGGATAAGTAGTTTGATTGGGCAGACGGAGGGGACTTTGTTTGTGGATTTAGTTTGGAATAGCCCAATTATCGATGTAGTGCCTTTAGATATTACGGGTTCGGATGGCAAACTTATTTGGATG